ATATATACCCTACCCCTAAATATTTTTAAAATTTCACAGGACTAACCATGCTCAACCTAGCTAAATGGGTCGCCGCCTGATTAAGTTGATATGAGTATTTATAGTTTGAGTATAAAGTAATATATAATTACAATAGGAGGTGGGGTCTATCTATTTACCCCCGGAGGTCTAAATAGAAAATAACATACTTTCCTATTTTATACAATAGTGTTATAATATTTTTTATAACAACAAAGGAAAACTAATGTATGAGCTTTTTGTATTAGCATGTTTGATGACTGACCCTACCCAATGTAAAACTTTAGCAGATTTAAAAAGTCCACATGGCACACATGACAAGTGTCTAGCAAGAGCCTATGTCATTGCAAGTGAATTACATACTTATATGCCTGGGTATTTTCCAAAAGCATATAAGTGTTTTGATAAAAACAAAGAAGAAGGTAAAATAAATACATAATGGAAGAAAAAACTAATATAGAAAATTACCTAGATTTTAAGATTAACCTAGATACATATATTAATTTAAGAGCAAGAGATGACTTCCTTACATTTGTAAAGGTATTTGCTCCTACTCTTGTATCTGATTTTAAGATGGGTAAGCATATTAAGTTACTATGTAGTAAATTACAGGGTGTGGTAGATGGTGACATTAAGAGACTTATGGTATTTCTACCACCTCGTTCCTCTAAATCCTTAATATGTAGCAAGTTATTTCCTGCATGGTATATAGGTAACTTTTCAAACCATGAAATAATGTCTGTATCACATAGTGACCAGCTTGCATCTGACTTTGGTAGAACTGTAAGAGACATAGTTAATACAGAAAAGTTTCAAAGAATATTTAAAGGTGTTGCATTACGTAGTGATGTAAAGGCAGCAGGTAAGTGGAAAACAAATAAGAATGGTTCATACTATGCAGCAGGTGTAAGAAGTCAGGTTGCAGGTAGAGGAGCAAACATTGCCTTGCTAGATGATGTCATGTCAGAAGAAGATTCATTTAGTCAGACAGGTAGGAAGTATATCAAGGAGTGGTATCCTGCAGGTTTACGAACAAGACTTATGCCTAATGGGTCAATTATAATTATTAATACAAGGTATCACTATGATGACCTATGTGGTTGGTTGTTAAAGCAGGAAAAGACTGCAGAGCAAAACACCTATCCCTGGGAAGTTATTAGTATTCCGGCATGGTTAAATGAAGAAGCAGCAGAGTTACTAGACCTGCCTGTAGGTAGTTCGTACTTCCCTGAGTGGAAATCAGACGAGATACTACGAATAGATGAGCAGGAAATTAGAGCAAGTAATGGTGCAAGGTATTGGAACTCATTATATATGCAAGACCCTTCACCTGATGATGGTGGTATTATTAAAAAGAAATATATAAACTGGTGGGAGTACGAAGAACCACCTGAGTGTCAGTTTATAATACAGACATATGATACTGCATTTAGTACAAGCAGAACTGCAGACTATAGTGTTATACAGACATGGGGTATATTCCATGATTATGATGAGGACTATGGTCATGCATCTCATTTGATACTACTAGGTAACACAAGAGGTAGGTATGAGTATCCTGAACTTAGACGTATTGCACAGGATTTATATAGAGACTTTAGACCTGACGTATGTATTATAGAAAAGAAGGCAAGTGGTCAGTCTCTTATACAGGACATGCGTAGGGCAGGATTACCTGTATTAGATTACTTACCTGATAAAGATAAAGTTGCCAGAGTATATGCATCTACTCCCATGATGGAAGCAGGCAGAGTATGGCTACCTAAAAATAAAATATGGGCAGATGATTTATTTTCTGAGTGCATGTCATTCCCTAATGGCTCACATGATGACCAAGTAGACTGTATGACTATGGCAGTACACTACATGAAAGACAGTTGGAACTTAACACACCCGGAAGACCCTTCCTGGGAGGATGAAGGAAGTAAAAAGGATAAAAGGGTTGCGTACTGGAGGGTATAACAGTATAATGAAGATATTCAAATATAATACTGTAACCTACTGCGTAGAGTGTGGAGCAAAACGATATAGTAAATATTGTAAGTGCAACAGGTTACCAGTAAAGATGGGCAACTCACCAATAATAAAAAAATATAAAAGTCCAATAAGAAGGAAAGAGAATGGCAGTAGAAAAGAATCCTAATGAAGAAATAGCTCAAGATAATGTTATTAACTTAGATATTCAAAAAGAAAATACAATGGGTGGTGTAAGTTTTGAACTTGACCCTGACACAGGTGAATTAGAGGTAGAGTTTGAATCTGACATAGTTGAAGAGATTGAAGAGGAACAAGGAACTTTTTATGAGAACCTTGCAGACCTTATGGAAGAAGAAGACTTACAGGACATTGCAAATACTGTAATAGAAAAATATGATGCAGATAAATCTTCTAGGTCAGAGTGGGAGTCAATGTTTGAAAGAGGGTTTGACTTACTAGGACTAAAGCTTGAAGACACTACAGAACCATTTGAAGGTGCAGCAACTGCAGTACACCCACTACTTATTGAATCTGCAGTTAAGTTTCAGAGTAAAGCAAGTGGAGAGTTGTTTCCTTCTAAAGGACCTGTAAAAGTACAGATACTAGGTGACGTTACAGAAGCAAAGCAGAAACAGGCAAATAGAGTTCAGAACTTTATGAACTATCAGGTATCAGAACAAATGCCTGAATACTTTGACGAAACAGAAAGAATGTTGTTTCACTTGCCACTGTTAGGTTCTGCATTTAAAAAAATATATTATGATGATTCACTAGATAGACCTGTAAGTGAGTTTGTACCTATTGACCAATTTTATGTATCGTATTATGCTACAGATTTAAGAAGAGCAGATAGATATACACATATTCTTTATAGAAGTCCTGTAGAACTTGCAAGACAAATAAATGCAGGTATGTATAGAGACATAGACTTACCTGACCCTACACAGCCTACTCAGTCAGCAATGGCAGAAAAGATGGACACAGTATTAGGTCTTTCTCCTTCTACAGATACTGACCCTCAGTATACTTTATTAGAACAACATTGCTATCTTGAAATAGAAGATTATGACACTGCCTGTCCATACATTGTAACTGTAGAAGAGCAGTCACAAAAGGTATTGTCAATTAGAAGAAATTGGAATGAAGAAGATAAAACAAAACAAAAGAAAATGTTTTTTACTCACTATAGATTTGTTCCTGGGTTTGGTTTTTATGGATTAGGACTTATACATTTCTTAGGTAACCTTACAATGTCTGCCACTGCAGCAATGAGAAGTTTAATTGATGCAGGTCAGTTTGCAAACTTGCAGGGTGGTTTTAAAGCCAAGGGTGTTAAGGTTGTAGGAGATAATGACCCTATTGCTCCAGGTGAGTTTAAGGAAGTAGAAGCAACAGGTATGGACTTAAATAAGTCTATTGTAATGTTTCCATATAAAGAACCTTCCAGAACTTTATTTGAAATGATGCAATTTGTTGCAGGTGCAGGACAGAAGTTTGCAGACACAACTGAACAAGTTATAAGTGAAGGCTCTAACTATGGTCCTGTAGGTACAACTATGGCTCTGTTAGAAGCTTCAAGTAAATTCTTTTCTGCAATACATAAGAGATTACATAAGGCACAGAGAGAAGAGTTTAAGGTACTTGCACGTATTGATTCAGAAAGTTTACCCCAGAGATATCCTTATGATGTCCCAGGAGAGTCTTCAGAAATATTTAGAACTGACTTTGATAAAAAGATTGACATTATTCCTGTAAGTGACCCTAACATTCCTTCGTCTGCTCACAGACTTATGATGACAAATATGGCAATGCAGGTAGCACAAAACGCACCTCCGGGTATGTTTAATATGGAAGCATTAAATAGAACTTTACTTAATGCAGCAAATATTCCTAACTTGGAAAACATTATGCCAAGTAAACCTAAACCAATGCCACTTGACCCTGTTACAGATATTGAAGCAGCAACTAAGGGATTACCTATCAAGGCATTTACAGGTCAGAACCATGATGCCCATATTCAAATAAAGACTATGTTCTTACAAGACCCTGCTAATGGAGGTAATCCAATTATGCAAAGGGTAAGTCCAATACTTCAGGCAAACATACAGGAACATGTAGTAATGAAGTATCAGGAGCAAGTTAATGGTATGACAAGACAGATTATGTCTCAAGCTCCTCAAGGTGACCCTAACATGCAGAACCCTCAAGTTATTGAGCAAGTTATGGCTCAGGCTGCACAACAAGTTATGCAGGCAAATCAGGCAATGGCTCAACAGGGTGGTACACCTGAACAACAAATGGTACAGATGGAAGCTCAAAGACTTGGTCTTGAAAAAGAAAAAGTTCAGGCACAGCTTGCAAAAGAAGCCACTGAGGGTGCATTAAAGAATAGAGACCTTGACCTTAAAGAACAAAAGATTGCCCTTGATGCTTATAAGATAGGAGCAGAAGGTTTACTTAAAGCAGAAGAAAAAGAAAAAGACAGGAATACTGAGCAGGCAATGAATGCAGTTAAAATGCTTGTAGAAATGATAAAGCAGGGTGACAGTATTCAGAGTGCAGAAAGTATTAAAACTTCTGATGTTCTTATTAAAATGCTAGAAGATGCTAAAAAACAAAAAGGAGAGTAAATGATAGTATTTAAAAGTTATGGAAATAATAAATATAATATAGATAGATTAATTTTTTTAATAATGGAAATAAATATATTAAAGGAAAAAATAAGACCGGAAGATACAGGTCACATTTATACAACAATAAATACTTTAGAAAGTGAAGTCGAAGAAATAAGAAAGCACTTGACAAAGGAAGAAAATGATGCTATCAGATGCAAAAGCAGAAATTAAAAACATAACTAAAACAATGCTAGATGAAGAGGATGACTAATGCAACAACCAAGTATGGGAGCAGCAACAAAAAATGATATGTGGATAACAGAGGAGCATGTAGAAGACCCTGCAGTGTTACCTGTAATTCCGGGATTTCATATTCTTGTAAGACCTATATCTATTAAAGAAAAAACAAAAGGTGGGTTATACTT